CATTCAAGAAAGGTGAAGGTATGCCTGATCCCGAAGAAGTGTTTAACAAAAAGGGCGAATTGATTTCAATCGATTGGAGTGAAGTTGAGGCTTTCCGTATGGACAAGATTAACGAATTCCACGCTCGTGTTAAAGAAGCTGCCGCTGCCAACAAAATGATGGCCGGTGAGGTAGAACAACAAGATTGGCAGAAATTAATGCCAGAGACATATCCACAGGAGCCACAGGAAAGTGCTCCTACTTTTGAAGACGATGATCTCCCATTCTAATGTCAAGAGGAGTTAGTAATACTAATCTCGCTGCAAAAATCGGAAAAAGGGTTGAACCTGCTCATATGAAACACTATGGGCAGGAACAGCTTTCGATTATTCGTCAGTCGAGTTTAAAGGCAGCACTTAGTTTTGTTGAGATTATTTCACCAAGATTAAATGAAGAATTTTCAGTTGGTGATTTCGAAAAGTTTACTTTAGAAACAGCCGAGAAGTTTGAAAAATGGGTAATGCGAGATGAAACTAGAGATAGTAAAAATAAGTAAAGACGAGCAGTACCAAGAGTGGTTGAACTTCCGTGACAGGGGTTTAGGTGCTTCTGAGATTGGAACCTTAATGGGTGTAAACTCGTGGAAGTCTCCAGCAGAGTTGTACTACCAAAAGATTGGTGTAATTCCACAGAAACAGGTGGAAAATATGCCGATGTTTATGGGTACTATCTTGGAACAGACCGTAGCGGATATTTTTGAATATTGGCAAAATGACGAGCCAACGATGATTGAAAATTATCGTAAAGGTTTAAAACAGAGACATCTTTATGAACCTACAGGTTATATTGTTAACCCATCGTTTCCGCATTTGTTCTTTTCGCCAGACCGATTAATTGTGAGTAAGGACATTCGTGTTCGCAATTCTACAATCAATTTAGAGAACGTGGATGCGATTGCTGAGATTAAGACCATCAGCGGTTGGAGTAGTAAACAATGGGAGGGTGGAATACCGCCATCCTATTACTTGCAGCTTCAAACTTACATGATGGGGCTTGGTGTTTCAAAGGGCTACTTGGTTGTTTTGGAAGATGGAAGAAACTTTAAGGTTCACGAATACGATGCCGATGAGGATATTATTAGTTCGATTATTAATATCACCGAGGAATTTTGGAAGCGTGTTTTATTGGGCCGTGAAGCATTAGCCAACGGGGGTGATTACGATCAGTATGCTCCACCGCCAGATGGTACAGAGGCTTATGCCGAATACTTGAACGAGAGGTTCTCCAATCCTGAAGACAAGACTGTTGCTTCTACACCGGAGATTGATCAACACATTTTGGACTATTTGGACATCGGGTCTCAGATTAGTACTTTGGAAGAAGGTAAGAGAGAACACGCCAATATGATTAAAACGCATATGGGTAACTCCTCAATTATCAACAGCGAAGTAGCAAAAGTAACTTGGAGACCGAATAAGAACGGAACCAGAGTTTTTAGAATTAGTTAATGAAAGGCGATCTCCAATGGTACAAGAATATGTGGTCAACACGACAAAAACACCAGTGCGAGGAATGTGGACTACATCTACCACAATTCAGTCCAGCATTTATTTCACATATCATTACCAAAGGAAGTTATCCGAGTTTGAGGCAACATCCCGAAAATTGGATGCTGTATTGTATGCAATGTCATCAAAAATGGGAATTTGGGAAGAGGACGGAGATGAAGACATATACGAGAGCTTTGGAGATTGCTAATCGCTTAAAAAAAGAATATCATGAATCACGGTAGTTTATTTAGCGGAATAGGTGGATTTGATTTAGCGGCCGAGTGGATGGGGTGGGACAATAAGTTCCATTGCGATATCAATCCTTTTAGTAGAAAAATATGTAGTTTTTATTGGCCCAAGGCCGAATCTTATGACAATATCAAGACAACTGACTTTAGAATTTGGAGAGGAAAAATTGATGTCCTCTCCGGTGGATTTCCTTGCCAGCCCTTCAGTACCGCTGGAAAAAGGATGGGAAAAGAAGATGAACGCCATCTTTGGCCCGAAATGTTCCGGGCAATCAGAGAAATCAGACCACGGTATGTCGTGGGGGAAAATGTTCGTGGACTCCTTAATTGGTCGGACGGATTGGTCCTCGAAGAGGTGTTCGCTGATTTGGAAGGTGAGGGATACGAAGTCCAAACGTTTGTACTTCCAGCTATCGGGATTAACGCCCCACACCGCAGAGACCGAGTCTATATTATTGCCCACGCCAACAGCGATGCAGGACGAGGCAGATCCAGCGAAGGTGGATGCACGGAATGCGAAACAGATAGCAATGGGGAATCCTCCATTCATCTTGGGTCTCAGCCAAATGGCAATGAGGGGACTGCTTCCAACACCGAATGCGAGAGACTGGAAGGACACACTAGGGAACGGAAAGGATTCTCCGAGCATAGGGATAACAAGAGGGTATTCTTTGGGTCAGAAACTGAATTCAATGCTGCCGACACCAAACGCTCAGGACTGGAACACAGCAACCAGAGCGGAGACTTACATAGCACGATCTCAGAGGCACAAACAGAACAACGTAACTCTCCAGATGACTTTAAGGCAGATGACTATGTTCATGCCCAACAAGGTGGACCATCCGAAACTTGGAGCAGGTTCCCAACTCAATCCCCACTTTGTAGCGGAGATGATGGGCTTCCCAATCAATTGGACGGACTTACCTTTCCTAAGTGGAGAAAAGAATCTATAATGGGTTATGGCAATGCCATTGTTCCACAAGTCGCTTATCGTATATTTGCAACCATAAATGGACTCGAAAATAGATAAAAAAAGGTATCTCCGTTACATGAAGACATTCGTATGGGCTTCTAAGAAATCTATGGAAGAACTCCTTGAGTTGAACAAGAAAGGTGAGATGCAAAACTACCCTGTGGATGCCAATACGGTAGAAGATGCAATTAACTATGTGGAAACAGGAGACGGTCTCAGAACAACAAATATCTCCATGACTGACGTATACGCCATAATGGAAGTAATGAAACACAAACAAGTAGAACAAACCAAATAATAAAAATTAAGAATATGGCTAAAACCAAAAAAGAAATCACAGGTGCTATTGAGGTAACCTTGGAGAACATGACTGAATTGTGTGCTACAATTCCAACTGCTCGTCCCACAAGCGAGTTTTCAGACAAACTAGGTATCATCTTCAACAAAGAAACTGAAGAAGGTATCACCAAGGTTTATGTTTTCGTAGGCGAAAGCGTAATCGAAACCGAGGGTACTTGGGAAAAGGCTTAATGCCTACGCCACCTTAGCTCAGTTGGTAGAGCTTCTGATTTGTAATCAGATGGTCGTTGGTTCGAATCCGACAGGTGGCTCAAAATGAAAGCAATATTAGAATTCAATTTAGACGAAGAGAGGGCCGAGTTCGAACTCGTAGTCAACGCAAACAAATGGTATTGCGTGGCTTGGGACATTGACCAGGAATTAAGGAGACGTACTAAGTATGCCTCTGATGAAGATGATGAGAAGGTTGTTGAAGCCTTGTATCAATTCAGAGAAACTGTTGGCGAGATTATGTCTAAGTACGGTGTAAATTTTGAATAAAGAATTATGAATAAGTATATCGTCAGGGGCCAGAGAGTACTACTTACTCCACCCGAAATCAAGAAGAGTGCTATCGAGGTAAACGCTACCTTGGAAAAGGAAATTCTGGAAGAGCAGATGAAGAAGTGGAACCAACTAGAAGTATTCGCCATAGGTGAAGAAGTAGAAGGCATCGAGGTTGGGGATCGGGTCTCAGTCAACCTTATGTTCCTCAGGAACTCAGAACACATAGATGTAGAGGGAGAGGATAAGATAATTGTCCGTGCTGCCGATATCTCCGTAGTCTGGAAATAGTATCTTTGTAAAGAACCCCCCTAGGGATAGTCTCCCTAGACCGAAAGTTCCCACCTGCATACCGTAAGATCTGCTCGTGGGGCTTTTTCTTTTATATGCGCCTACTTTTTATACAATGCGCCCATTTTTTATATACCACTTCCGCTTTTGGCAATGTTTTACTTCCGACTTTGGCAGTAACTAACAAATGCCAGTAAACTGATATTAGTGGCAAATGTACCGCTCGGTAAAAATATACCCCCCTTTGATTTATACCCCCCAGTATAATACCTCTCGGTAAAAAGTACCCCCCCCTTATTCTAAAAATAAAATTTGTCCGAGTGGCGAAGGTATATACGATGAGATCAGCCGGGGCAACCGGCAAAAAAAGCTACCCCGCCTTCTTCGGCTAAAACGGATCTAAAATACTGATAATCAATGCCTTGCATCCTCATCGATATCAAATCAAAATAAAAAATCGAATCGGCATCTGTATACCTTCGACCGATTGTATACATAGGATTCCGCATCGCATCTGCCATCGTACATATATAAACAAAGGAATCACGCATCGCATCTGATGTGCATCTGATTCACCATGTCTCATCTGATTCATCTGATGCATCGCATCTGATTTGCATCTGATACGAAATCTTTTCGCCATGTCTTCATTGTAGGTTATCCATTCGACCATTCTCTCATCTCCATTTGCACATCAAAATCCATGTCTGTAAATTATTTTCGAAATTTTTTTTTATGCGTCAAGCCCCGGAAATACTGGTGCTGACAGATTTTCGACCAACAAATTCAGCACATTTCGAAAAAAAAAATTTGTTTATGTGAAATCTGTTTTGCAATCTTTGTGAACACTAAACGACAATCAAACGACATGAAATTACCAATCAGCCCATCGACCATCGCACTAATCTTAATGCTCATCAGCATTGTAGGTGTATTCACTTGCCTAATCCAAAAGGATGCAATCATGATGACATTCATGTTCATCATCTTTTGCTTATCTGCTCGCATCGTATCAATTGACAACAACTAATCTAAAACATACAGACATGACAAACCAAATCTCAAATTTCTATTGGAAT